ATCCCCTCGCTTGCAAGTAATGTCTACTCTTTGTGACCTATCTAAGTTGATTTGATTTGCCATCTTAGCCTAATATTTCTGATGTTATGTCTCCAGGGCCTGCTTCTTCTCCTTCTAACTCTCCTCTCTGCCCTTGTCTTTGAGAGATGAGTTTACTTTGTTCTACTGCTTGCTTCTTAACTCTTTCGTCTTTTCGGTCGTCCTTCATTGTCTCGATGGCTTGCTTAAAAGAAGTTTCTGACTCAACTTTATTCGAAACAGCTTGAGCCTTAATCATCTCAATCTCTTTTCTAAAACCGTGTCTAACTTCTTCTAGCTGAGCTTCTAACTGAGCTTTTAACTGCATTTCTTGAGCTTTAAGTTGAGCTTGCAGTTGAAGTTCTTGCTGTCTTGCCTCAGAAGCGGCCTGAGCTGATTGCTGCTGAACCTGAGCTTGTTGCTGTGAGTTCTGTTGAGCCATCTGCTGCTGCTGAGCTATTCTCTTTTTTCTTCTTACGATGAGAAGTCTTTCTGCTTGGTTTACGTCTTTTAACTGACGAATAGCAATGGCATCTTCTAAATCGATCTCTTTCTGACCCAGAGCAATTTGAATATTCTGTTCCAAGTACTGCCGTTCAGCTTCCTCCATTTCTTTTACCACACGTACACCGAAGTTATACATAGCTAAGTTGCGGAAAGAACTTAACACACTCATGTTCTCTTTTCCGATAGCATTTTCATAGATCTTATAAAGAACAGAGTCTGGGTGAATAACCTGAATGCATTTTACGATGTCGCTACAAACCTTCTTGTAAAGAACCATAGAGGAGTTTGTGATATCGTAAATAGCGTTGTTCGCAGCAGCCAAAGCTTGTTGTCTTACACCAACTAATGCATCTCCTTTTGGGGAGGTAGCGTCCATAACCTCGTTGATTCCTGTTGCGTCACGAATCATTTTAAGGTAATGATTATACAAACCAATCAGCTCATTGATGTTTCTAATGCTATTGCCGATTTCTCTGATAGGCGGATTCTGAAATCCTCCATCTGGGTTTTTACTTCTATAGTAGAAAACACCTGTCTGCTCGTAAATATCATGCAAGTCCAAAGGCTGAAGCTCTCCTCCTTTACCGAGCTGGACATTCTCTAATCCTTCGATATCGATAATAATGCCGTCTGGTTTAGCCTTGGCTACAGCTTGCTGGATCTTAAGGTGAGTCAACTGAAGCTGGTCTGCAAACCCAATACAGCTGTCTACCATAGACTTTGGCATCATGTCGAGTAGATTGGTAGCACAGACAGAGTACGAAAGATTCGTTTTTGAAATGTCGTGGATGTTTTTCGGAATGTTGTTCTTCTTCCCATAATCAAACAAGAAGTCAGTACCTAGAATATAACATCCTCCGTATACAGAAGCGTTTTCTAACTTTGAAACCTCTCTATTAAACACAGAGTTTTTAGGCGCCTTGTAGTTCTCTCCCTTAGAGTAAAACCCTACATTGCCGTATCTACTCTCTTTAGACTCAAAGTATTCACAATCAACAGATATAAACTCAAAGTCCAACACCTCAATCATATACTCGTCGTACCCAAAATTGTTAATGTTGTTTACTCTGTCGTAAGAAGACTGAGTGAGCTTAGATGCGTCATACCCATATTTCTTTTGGGCCTTCTGAGCAATCTGCTTGTATTCTTCCTCTGTAAACTGATCGCCAGCCATACGTTTAAGCTCCTGAATAGGAATATACCTTACATGCCCAGCATAAACCAGGTCGCTAAAGTTTGGATCCTCAGTGAAACTGTGGATAAAATGAATTGGATCTACATAGCTCGTTTTAATGCCGTATTGCGGATCGTTGTCTCGTTTTACAACTGAAAGACCCAAAACAGCCAAGTCATTTACACATCTTCGCAAAACACCTTCGTTAAAGTCATTCCACTCAAGCGTAAGGTTGGTAGCGATCTGAGCTGCAATCTCAGAAGAAGACTTGATATTGTTCCCGATAAATATCTCAACTTCCTCCAGCGTGTCAGGAATAGTGTTTGAGTCCATTCCAATGATTACGCCAGTCTTATCCTCTATCTTTTTCAGCTGGTTTTTAGCTGCAATCAACATCTCTATCTTTCTTCGATCAGTATCTTTTTCTGAAGAAGAAAGCGGGTCAACCGCCTCTAGATTTGGATATGGATTTAAAGAAAGGATCTTATTTACTACGATCCTAACGAATTTAGGAAGGATAGGAACTGGTGTGAAATCCAGATTAAGCATACTTCCATCCCCGTTATTAGGATCCAAAGAAGTAAGAAGCGACCTATAGATTGTTGTGTCTTGTGTGCCATTTGCGTATCTACGGTTTTTTTCGAATGTCTTTTTTCTATTACCGTAAATAGAATTTTGCTGATCCATCTTTCCCCACTGCTGGTATATGGACTTAGCGTACTTTAGCCCATATTCCTTTCCTTGCTTTTCCTCGGAAGAAGCTAAAGGGTCGGGAAAGTTAGAAGATTTTTTATTGTTACTATACATCTGCAATAAGTAGAGTCATTTTAACTCATTGCAAATATAGTAAAACTACAAGTGCCAGGCTTTTGGCTTGTGAGTCCTAAAAAACTTCTTGTCAGAAAAGTCAGCTCTCTTCTTTTCTTTCTTTTCTTTTTGAGCTGCAAGCAGCGCCAGTCCAGAGCTAATCGTCAAGTCAAACTTAGTTCGCTTGTCGATTTTATATCCAATCCAATCCTCTAGCGTTCTATTAAATAGCATCTTGCCCATCGAGCCGTCTTCTAGGTTTACACCTACATGATCGTGAATATACGCTTCAATAGCATGAGCGTGTGCTTGGATGACGTCTTGAGAGTTAGATGGAATGCCTTTTGTTCTGACATTGGATCCGTAGCTACTGCTTTTTAGATGAGAAGGGCGATCCATCAAATAACCATCGTAACCTCTTGATTCAAAGTATCTTGCAATACCGTATTTGTTGTTTTCTATAAGTATTGGGTACCCGTAGAAAAACGCGCACATCAACACGTCTTCATAGAAGATGCTAGCGAGGTCTGGACGAGAAGCATATTCCACGACAAATGTATTTGGAGGAACGTCCATATTAAACTTATTATACATATGAAGCGCACCTTTAGATCCTCTGCTGTCAACAGTAGCGTCTAGGTCGTATGAGTCAACGCCGCCGACGCCAATATGACCGTTTGGAGCTATTCGCTTTCCTCGGTCTTCAGCTCTTTTGTTTCTTAGGTGATCAGGAGGAAGCCAGGCTACGCGAAACCTACCATTAGGATCAGGGGAAAAAACTACCTCTTCATCTTTCTTTCTCCATATAAAGTTACCTTGAATTACTGGATTTGGGTATAAGCTGTCGTTGTGCTCTATTTGTTGGTATATCTTACCAATGTTAAACAGACTTCCTTCGATGCTGTCTCTAAACGCCTCGTCTTCAGTAAACGGGAACTGCCTAATGATTTCATTTAGCTCTGAAGGATCATCTTTAAATGAGTGACGCTCGTTTTTTAAATACTTCCGACTGCCCTGATCGATGATACTATCGTCGATACCATGTATGTGTACGTTTTCGGGTGGGTCGTCAACAACAGCATTTCCATATTTATCAAAGAAACCTTCTAAAGCATCATAAGCGGGTATAAATATGCGGTATAATCCAGACCTGGTTCTTCCGTTATTGTTACGCTCATCAGGGTCAGAATCCTTCCATAAACCTCTGTATTCTTCACCTCCTTTATCCATTGGGTTGACGGTGCTGCCAACCAGAGCTTTCCCTATTATTTTTTTACCTACAATAAGACAGGTCCTTTCGATCCTCCATGCTTCACGGATATCTGCTGGTTTTTCCCACTTCCCAGCCTCATCCAGATACAACATATGTAGCTTCTCACCATCATATGCGTTATTCGTAGTATTCTTCCAGTTTATAACGGTGTTTAGCGCGTCTCCTCTGTTTGAGGTTTTGTTATTTTTAGTAATTCTCTTCGAAGGCTCTCTGAAAGCGAGCTCCATGCGGGGATTCGTAGTACCATCCTGAATTGGTTTGAAGAAGAACGGGTAACTGCGGAATATCGCAACTACTTTCTTCATGAAAATGTTTTCCTGCGCGTCTTTACCAGTCTTTGACTGAATGCCCAACAACTTCTCTTTAACTTGACTAGCCTCGTCCACAAGGACAGAAGAGCATATATTAGTGTAGCCAGAACGACGACACTTAGTATAAAGCTGACCGAAACAACGGGGATCAGCTTCGCAAGCAGCCATGTGGAGAAAGATTTCCCTTTGGAAAGCGAGGTATGATGGGTATCCGATATCAATTTTAGACCATTGTAGAAACATATAGTGTCGCCCTGTAATATACGTAGGGACCCCATTATTGTAAAACCACACACCGTCACGCCTACGCTGAAACTCTTGTTCGATGTAAGAACGAAACTTCTTTCGAAACTCGGAAGGCTTTTCGAGCCACTCATCCATACTGCGAATCCTTTGCAGCTCTTCAGGCATAGCGATGCGTTGCCACATCTGCATTGCCTTTGGCTTTTCATGGAAGAGAATCTCCGATCGCTTTGGTTTCTTTGGGAGTACAACGAGTAGCCCATGGAGCTCAATGACGTCTCCTTCTGTACCGTTAGGGTCGATCTTAATCCCTTTAGTTTCATAACCGTCTATGTCAATCAGTACAGACATCAGTAACTTCTACCAAATCTTCCCATTCTTTTGAATCCTGGGGCTCCCGTCTTGGGATTGGTGAGCTCCATCTGGGCTCCGCATTCGCATTGACCTTCTACATAGTAGGCCTCTCCGTCTTTTACTTTCATAGTGAGAGATCTCTCAAATCTCTCGCTACCGCATTCTGGGCAATGTAAGTCTGGCATTTTAAATTTTGTTTAATATCTCTTTAAACAGAGACGCTAGATTTTGATGCTTTGTTTCTTTGTCATATATCGTTTCGCCTTTAGGTGGCTCAACGTAACGAAAATAATCTTTTTGATGAGGCATGGCTAAAACTCTGTAGTTGTTTTTTTTAGCTATACATCCAACGTATACATCTGATGGGTTTTTCGGAGAATCTAAAACCATCTTGTTCCATCCTTTGAATTCACGCGGAACAAACAACACGCCAGAACCTGGTATGTCCAAGTCTTTATCGTATGTGTTTTTTCGTAAACAGGCAACAAAATTAACGGCTTTGTTAAACATTATTGTTTTACCGTGATGAGATAACATAGCTGGACCAACCTTTTTATACCTCTTTAAGAAATCAGAGACATAAAGCTTAGGATATACAAGATCGTCATCACAAGAAACAAGGTGGCCTTCAAAATCAGGGAGCTTGGTGAACCTACCAACAGAACCAATATTCTCACCTATGTGTATAATGTCTATCCAGTCTTCTTTTAGCCCTTCAGGAACATCATTAAATCCATTCAAACAAATGAATAGTTTTTTAACCTGCCCCTTAAGAGACATAACGCATTCTAAGGATTTAGGATACCTGTTAGGCATCATGCACATAGTGCCGTAAACGTCATCCATTTTTCAGTATGTCTAATAGCTTGCTATAAAGCACGTCTATGGTGTGGTTTTCCAAAAAACAAGACAGAGATTCTTTTTTCATTTTATCGGAGTCAAGTCTACTGGTTTCGTTTATTATGTCTAAAGCATGCTCAGCCGTTTCAAATATCCTTCCATTAACACCATCCGTTACATAGTCCTCAATGCCTTCATTTCTCAAAACTAAAGGGCAACCACCCGAAGCCATAACGTTAAACAGCCTATTGCTCTGAATGTGAGAAAAGCCAGGTTTTCCTGAGGTTGCGCAAATCGAAAACTTTGCAGCTCTATAAGCATTTGATTGACTTTTAACCAATAGGTTGAAATCAAAATTATTTCTATTCATTGGGACATGATCGTTCTCCCTTTTAAAAAATATTTTGCTATCTACGTTTTCTAGTATTTTTTTTACGATCTTGTTTCTGTCTCTGTGTGCATCGGTGTCCCAACTTAAGGTTCCATAAAAAGCTACATCACAGCTGTCAAAATCTATTTCTGACTCAAACTTATATCCTGGTTGAGTAATATACCTGGAGTTCAGCCTAGAGGAGATAACCTTATCTTTAATTATATACGGCGCTAAAAAAGTGCAATCAGGAATTTTAGTGAGAACGTCAATAGGAGCCCAATCGTTGGTCCATAATATTAACCTCACGTTGCTAGGGACCCATGAAACGAGCTTGCTGATTGATTCTAAGTGCCTCCTGTGAACGTACATAATGATGTACCCATCATTAATTATTTTTTGTCGATCCTCATACAGATAAAAGAAATCCCTTAAATCAAAAAGATCGCTTTCATTAAGGGATAACTTAGCCCCACTGTCTCTCCATAGGGTAGATCCATCCCAGTAGATTCTTATTTTCATTGATACTTAATTAGTACACCCGACAGGATTCGAACCTGTGACCGTCTGCTTAGAAGGCAGATGCTCTATCCAGCTGAGCTACGGGTGCATTTCTTTGTCAAAAGTAATGTTCCAAATGTGAACATTCCAACAATCATTAAAATGTTCGGTTCGATCGGGATTGGTTCGTGTTCTTCGCACCACCACGGTGGGTTAGGCGTGTTACATGGATTAAAATGTACGGTGCTAGATACATCGGTAGACCAGTCATGAGTCCATTCATCGCTGTAGTAATCTATAGTCGAAGGATAGTCAGTTAGAGTTCCGTCCTGCTGGGGCATCGTAGATAATGTTGAAGTCTTCCTTTAAGTAACCAGCCGTATCTGTCTGATTATCAAAGTCATAGTCGTCCCAGTAGATCAATCCGCTAGCTTTACTTCGAGAAGCGCTCGGCGAATCCACCTGAGTAGTCTTTTTCTTGTTCGATTTCTCCATTGTCTCTGAGGTCTTTAACCATTTGTTCTAGTCTCTGGCGCTCTACCAGAAGCTCTTTGCAATCAATAGCTGTCTGCTTGATAGACTGTAGCTCCGCTTTTCGGGCAGACCCACCAGCTTCAGGATCGACAGGCTTCTTTATCTCCTCGATCATGTTGTTGATAGCCACCTCCATACTAGACATGAGGCGCTCAGCCGCGCTGATAGTAGTGAACTTACCTTTCGACATACATCAAGTCTTCTGCTCGGACGCGGTAATACTCTGTACCCTCGATTGTAATGCGGTAATCCATGTTCTTTTTGAACCCAACTACGTCTCCTACTTCGAGACCTAGCTCTTCCACCCAAGGCGGAGTAAAAGAGACCTTCCCTTTCGTGACAGGGCTTTCCTTAAGTTTAACAACGTCGATAATATCAGACTGTTTCTCTTCTCTTTCTTCCACTCGTTCGAGAAGTGACCAGCCCGCCAGCGGACGTATGTCCCCAGTCTTTGCAGACTTGTAAGCAATAGCCTGGTTATTAACGGTGTGATTAGGATCAAACCGTACAAGATAGTGATCATCATCACCAGTAAGAGGCTGACCATCGTTAATAACAACAAGATGATGGAAGTAGAGTGTGTCACCCACTTCGACTCCAGTATCGTATTTAAACGGGACCGCCACGACGGGCGCTTCTGTGGTTCTGTTTTGGAATTCATTAAATCTGTTGTCTATATAGAGTTCTAATCCGCTTTCGGTTTTCATGGTGTCGTTGATGCGTTTCTTGATTTCAACAACGAACAAGTCAAACGTTTTCATTAATTAAAAATTTAAATCGAATTCTAGCATGCAAGGCATTTCGTCCACGCTCTTCCAAAGGAGGGTTCCTTCTTCGTTCTCGATATAGATGAGGTATCTTTTCTTACCAAATTTATGAAGATGGTAGTCATCTTCCAAGATAGCAGACACTTCTCCTTTTCCTGCTCGCATACCGATATAGTACGCCATGCCGTCTTTCGGCTCTTTGCCGATGACGATCTTTCTAATAAGTCCTTCCATTAGTTTAACGATATACCCAAGTCACCCAATAGTTCATCGAGGTCGATATCGTCTTCGTCTTTGTATGCATTGTCCATGACTTCCTTGACAGCTTCTAACTCTGCTCTGCTTTGCAGGTTGAAGCTGTACATGGTCTTCATTTCGGCGTCTGTATCGCCGTGTTCAATTTCATCGAAGTCGATAACTCCTACGACAATGGAGGCTAGCGTCTGATCTTTCATTCCGAATTCGTCGATAGTCTCCTCCATCTTCTTGACGAGTGAGTACATTTCGGCGAAGAAGAGGGTGGTCTTAGAGTCCATGATGTAAATTTGTTTATCTCAAAGATACAACACAATTCATATGCCTAAGTCCACTGTAAAAAGATCCAGGTTATTTAGAGACTTCTCTAAGCTCCCAGATAAATACGTAAAGCATAACTATTTAAAGAACCTGCGGTCAGCTACGAACGAGTTCTTAGAGAGTAGCCCAGACTTAACCAAGTCGTATCTACACCTCATGTTGTTCCTTTACGACTTAGAGTTTTTCACGATTGACTACGTAGCGTCTGAATATGGTATGAATCGTAAAAACCTAGCTGACAGGATGATATACCCTCTGGTTATAGCGGGGTACCTATACAAACATTTCGATAAGCTTACTCCCTCTCAGACACTAGAGGATCATCTGTTCCGTGATGAGACAAAATATAACTACAGAGTTCGCTATGCGCTGTCACAGAAAGGTAGGCTAGCGGTACAGCGTTTTTACGGGTATTTAAATTCACGGGACTCTAACATTTGAAGCTCCTCAAGCTTGCTGTAAACTTCATCTCTAGTGTAGTGTTGCTTATAATAAGGCATGTCGTAAACTTCAAAGCCGTGAATATCGTTATCGCCTTTTACATCAACGCAGTCGAGGGGGTCCATAGGGAGTTCTTCAAAAACTTTTGCACCCCATTTGTTTTTTATGCCTCTGTTTATGACTGCATCAAACCCCATTTTCTTTTCGTCTAGACGACTAGTAAAAATATCAGAAACGTTAAATGTCTTTTTTATGGTTAGAGTGAAGTAAAATTGACCGCAAGAGCAAAAAGAATAATGTCTAGAAACCCAAGTTTTAGTTCTGGGGTTTAAAAAATCGTTTGAAACAATAGTGCAGTTCTTGCTGCCAAACGAAGCCACAGGGGGTCCCTTAAGTTTTTGTAGGCACTTATCCCAGAATTCATCAGAGTGAACACTGTTGCTACCTATCCAGCAAATGTAGTCCTTGTCCTGATCGACAGCGGTTTTAAAAGTAAAATTGAATTTTTTTGACAAGGGGTTGTTTTCGTGCTTATAATGATTCAAACCAAGCTTTTTGCAATAAGCCTCTTGATCTTCTTCATCTCCAACAACCACCGTAGTGCATTCATGACCAGCGTCTCTAAACTTCTTTAATACCTTAGCCATGTGCCACATAGACATCCTGGTAAGTTCAGGGCGCTTGTAATACAACATGAAAAAGCAGACTGAAGGCTTATCTACCTTGTCCACGGTATCCCTTTTTGTAGTTCTTGCTACGCTTGTTGCTTGACGTCTTCGTCTTAGCGTGTACCCCAGGGCGACTTACTTTGTGTTCCTCTGGGGCGAAGTTGTTTACTTGCTTAGCCATTCTCTACGGTGTAGTATACTCTGTTCTTCTCGTCTCTTCGGGCGCGTTTGATCTGCTTACGATTCCTGCCTGCTTCTTTGTAAGAGACATGCACCCAGTTGGGTTCTTCATCATCCCCGAACTCCCAGATCATCTGGTCCCATTCGAGGTTATTCTTGATGTAGTTGAAGATCTCTGCGTTGGTGACCTTCCCGTAGATATCTGCATCGATATCGAGCGCCTCCCCAATCATGTGCTGAGAGTACTTACTTCCTCCAATGGCTTTGTTCAAGGCTTTTGACCGATATCCACTGCTTACCCCGATTGGAACCCCGAAGTGATCGCGTACAGGCTGAAATACATTTTCTGCTACAGCGCGTAAGTTGTGGATCTCCCACTCTTCAGGATTGTTGGGGATACCTAGGCGACTCGCCGTGTTTGACTTGATCGCCTCCTTTAGAGTTAAATTTTTGCTTAACCGCATTCTTAGTTGCTACCCAAGCAGGGTTGATTCGTTTTAATTTAGGGTTGAAGTAGTTCTTACTTCCCAACTCCTCTACCCTTGAGGATATCCGCCATAGTCACCTTACCGTCACCAGTCAGGTCAGGAAATTCACCGCCTTCTTTGTAAGAGTTCTTTTTAATCCCTCCCGACATATATTTCTTGAGCATACCACCCTTTCCGTAAAGACTCGGCTTCTTTTTTTTCTTCTTTGCGTACATGCTACAAATATAGTTATTTCTTTTTTCTCAATCTGGACTTCTCCCTCCTCCCACGATTCTTACTCTCGGCCTCATACCCAGCGATCTTACCGCCTCTATGAGACGCATCTAAGCTGTCCCCATTACCGTATGTCCCCTTCTTGCGATTGTACTTATTGAGCTTAGCACGGTACTTCTTCATCTTAGTAGAAGCCTGGAACTTCTTGTACTCTTTCTTGTAGTCGCGCTTCTTGGCTTTCATCGCTTTTTACGCTTAAAAAACTCAATCTGTCTTAGACGTTTAACAGCTTCTTCTCGGCTAGAGTAACTCCCCATAGGTTTCCCTTTCTTACTCCTAACTTCAAATTTGTTGTTTTTCTTGACGATCATCAGTTGACGTCCCTAGACATCTTAATAACTCTGTATCCTGGGCCTCCTGGTTCGTAAGTAGCATTAACCAACCACTCATCCAAAACGTTACTGTCTACACCAGCCTCATCAAACAACTTGTACAAAGCTTCGCTGTCCAAAGGTTCATCTGGGTAGTTCTTTCTAGCCATTCTGGCTACGTCATCAGCCGCTTGCTTAACTGGTTGGCCAGACTTAACAGCACCCATCAAAGCTTGAACTCCTTTCTTACCTACAGACTTAAGAAACTGAGGTCCCAAACCAAGCAAAGCTGTAATAGGGTCTTCCGTACCCTCTACTCTCCCGCTATAAGAAGCAGGGTAACCAAGCATCTCTTCCTCATCCTTTCTTTTGGCCATTCTTTGGAATTCAACCATCTCATTCAGAGCCTGAATCATCCTAGGATCCATAGGCTTTCTAGTAGCAGTTGACTCTGCTGGTACTGGGTCTCCGTTGTACTTTTTTGTTCTCATGTCACAAAGATAATAAAACAGTTTTTGCGCCTCTCACAGCTTCATTAGTTTGATTGACGCTTCGTAGTGTCTGTTTGTTTGCACTTGCAAACCCCTCTAGAAGCTCCTTAGAATCAAAACAGCTTCGAAGTATCATCGCTAACAATGCTTTGGCGAAGTTACAGCTTTTTTTTTAAAAATGCAAGTCTATAATATGCTTTAAGCAATCCCCATAAGTCTCTGATAAACAGCTTACTAAACAGATTTGCTGGTCGTTTCGTGGATATCGTGTGCACAACCAGGCTTGGAAAATAGGTGTGTAATACAGATCTGAGGGATTATATATAGTATAGACCGCTTGGAACTACGTTCCAAAATCGATTTGGCAGACCCCGTACCTCAGAATCTCTTGAGATTCTGCTATACTTTTCAGCTTTTAGTAGCAGGCTAACAGCCTGATACTAAGAGGATTGCCCTCGGTTGATTCATCAACCGCTGGAAGTGACAGCAGTAAAACTGCTGAGGAGAAGGGCAGGACAATCCCCCTCCTCGACCTATGGTCGAACTACAAGCCTTCATTACTGAAGGCTAACTAGCAGTTTAAGAAACTGCTACTAACTGGTTGAAACTGAGGCCGTTTGTCCAAACGCGCTGAAGCATCTTCGATGCTCATATGTTTGGCTACCAAACCGCAGGAGTATCAGCAAGCTGATACCGAAAGAGTTTGGAGGAAGTAGATATAGATTATAAGAAGAATGAATTCTGTGAATTCTTCTTTTAATCTTAATATCTAACAGTTATGGCAAACACCATTTCCCACTCAGAGCTGCTGAAGGCAGCTAAGAAAGCTGTAAACAGCTTTGTTTTCAACCCTACTCCTTCTAAGAAGGAGGCTACTCTCGAAGCTTTAGCTTCGTTGTCGAACTTCATCGAAGCCATTGAGGCTCCGAAGGAGCAACCGAAGCCGAAGGCTTCGAAGTCAAAGAAGAAGCCAAAGGCTTCTAAAGCGAAGCCAAAGGCTTCGAAGTCGGCTTCAAAGACCAGCCGTAAGGCTGAGATTGAGGCTATTCTTACCTCTGGTAAGAAGCTCAAGAAAGCAGAACGTTCCGTTCTGAACAAGGAGCTTCATGCTCTCCTCCAAGAGGAGAGAGCTGCTGCTAGAAAGCTTTCGAAGAAAGCTAAGAAGTCTTCGAAGAAGACTGTTCGACGACCCAAAGGGTCGTCAACTGCTGGGCTTGAGTTAACTCAAGCTAAGACTGCTACTGCCAACAAAGTTGGCAGAGCAGTGAAGACCAAAGTTGTTCATGCCATCACCGAAGGTGATGCTCAACCGTTTGAACCTCGTAAAGAGGTTCAAGTAGTCGAACCGAAGGTTCGAAAGAAGGAACAAATGAAGCTGACTCTCCTTCCAGGAGAGTCTCCAGAGGAGGCTATGGCTCGGCACCGCTCGGCAGTGCTGGAGCGAGAGCGACTGGAGGCACTTGCGTTGATTGCTGAAAGCAATCCGATGTTGGAGCCATCTTTTGCCCCTGCTGTTTAAACGAAGTTTAACCTTTAAAATCTTTGATTTTATGAAAGCATACTTTTTTCAACTCCCCGAAGGGGGAGTCGTGCGCTCTTTCGAGAGCATAGACGCGGCCACCGAGTGGGTGGAGGACTTCATGGTCGAGTCCGATGACGACCTCATCTACTTCCAGCTTGCATACGAGGGCCAGAGTGCGCTCGATCGTAAGCACGTAGGTGGATACTGGGCGGTCGAGTGGGATTGGTGGGATTCGGTATTTCACCACCACCACTTCGCTCGTGAAATTGACTGAAAGTCAATAACTTATTCTGTTTTTTCTAACCTTTAAAATCTACGATTTTATGAGTCAACCAATTTTTGCTTTTGTTTTCCCCTTCGGGGAACACGGCGGAGAGTTCCGCTGCAAGCGCAACTTCGCAGACGCAGAGAGCGCCGCGAACTGGGCTGTCGATATCATCCTCAAAGAGGGGGATGATTGCTGCTACTTCAAAGAAGTAGAGAGCGCGGACTACGTGTTCGAGCCAGCGTGTGAGTCACACACGGTGGTGTGCTGGCATGATGACGCTCCCACATGGGAGATGTACGATGTCATCGACTAACTACCCTAAAGGGTAAAAAATAAATTTGGAAGTTAAGGGTTCTTTGCCTTATCTTTGCAGTCGGCAATTCAGCCAAACTCTAAATCTCTCTCAGATGCTACACAGCACAAACACAGAGCGCAAGAAAGCGCAGATGGCTTCGGCCTTGTTCAACGATGTTCAACTCCTTGGTTCTACCATCACCTGCACAGCGGGCTGGGATGCACTCCCGTGCGATGAGCAGATGAAGCTGGAGGACTTAATCGGAACTGCCCAATGATGTGGGTGGTGTACGCTGTCCTGCTTGCCTTCGTGGTGGGCGTGACCTACGTTGCTGACGAATCGTTCAAACTCTAAATCTCTTTTCTATGAAAAACTTTTCTTTCGACGAAGCTATGTGCTTCGCATACGGCAGCACGATGCTGACTGGTGGCTCTTCAATCGGAATCATGGACAACCGCGAGTTCTATGTACCTAAGTATGGGTATGTAGTGGGCGGAATCGTACCCGAAAAGTCCTGCGATATGGACAACGAAATGGCTTTCACGCAGACGTATAACCGCTTCTTCTATCAAGCTGAGTTGGCTCTGGAGCGCGAGTCTGCGGTGGTCATAGGCACATGGGTCGAAGACGGCAAGATTGTCTTCGATTTGTGCAACGTCCTCGATGACGAGCAGGAAGCACTTGCACTCGCTGCGAAGCGCGGGGAGCGGGCTATCTACGACCTTGAGAATGAAAAAGAAATCTTTGTAAAATGAAAACACAACAACACATTGATGCGCTGTACGAACGGCGCAAGACAGCGGGCGGATTCGAGTCCGCGTTGATCGACGCATACATGAAGGCCGATGGTGGAAACGCCAAGCTGTTGGAGGATGCGTTCAAGGGTACACGATTTGACCTGACTCCAAAGCCCAAGTACAACCACGGCGTGGAGGTGCTACGTGCCGCAGCGTACTGGTCAGGGGAGCGAGATGAGTACCTGAACGATGACAAAACAGCATTTCAAATCATCAATGAGTACTTGATTTCCGCCTCGTCCAGTACCTACAACTTTGGGGACGAATGATAAAAGCAACACTACAATTCGACAACGGTTACCGAGGTGACTGGCGCAGGCCCATGCCTTCACGGGGATGGGTGGTGAGCAAGGTCTTCAACGACGAAGCCCACATGGAAAACTTTATCGCATACATCGAGCGCAAGACGGGTATGCCATTACTTGAACTTTACATTGACGAACAATGAGCAGGAACACAGTATGGGATTATATGTACGAGAAGTACGGCGAGCAACTGGACATGACTCGCGAACAGGTCTACGAAATGACCATCGAGGAACTGGAATACGTAAGTGAAATTTTTAACGAACAACAATGAAAACATCTATCTTCAACACACGAATCATTCGTAAAGGCTCAAAGGTGCTATACCGTGGGTCATGGGGGCGCGACGCCCAGAAAATCGCAGAGGTAATCGCAATCGAGCAGACGCAAGGCCCGAACGAGAAGTACGGGGATGAGGTGGATGCAGTCACACTGGACGACCACTATGTACTCACCCTGAACAACGGTCATTGGTGCTACTCTTACCAAGTTGATGGCCTTGTCCAACCTACTGAAAACCAGTCAGTTGCAAAATAAATTTGGAAAAACGAAAACTCTGTCTTATCTTTGCAGTGTCAACAACGACATCATCTAAATCTTTAACACATGGCATTACCCACACTTACCGACTTCCTGACTTCTTGGGATAAACTCATCGTCACTGGCATGACTCCTGAGCGTAACGACTCAGTGATGACTGTTGCCCCGAACGGCACGACGGTGGCTATCGAATACCGTCACCAAATCAACGCACACAATGGAGAAACATCCACAGTTGCGTACCTCGTGGCTACGGATTCAAACGGCAACCGAATCACCCTGCGTAATCAGGCGTATGGATGCTTCGGGGATGAGGAGAAGCAGTTTCATCAATGGTTTGCCAAGAAGATGGCGGGCGCGATGGAACTGGATGCGCGACGACGACGAGATTTGTCAGACGGCATCGATATGATACTGGCATCATAGCTACACATGGCTTACATCCGCATACCACATTGCATAGACGTATGTAATGGCAGGGGGGATGCTCACGAGGTTCGAGTCCTCGGTAAGTCACTAACTCAAAATTCTAACACATGGACAAAGCAATTATTGACCGCCTCGAATACGTCGAGGAGACCTATGCAGGTGAAATGGAAACGTGGAAAGACCCTGTGACTGGTGACTACTACCACGTACCGCTCACCATCCTGCGTGACTGGGAGAACTCTGAAAAACTCTAACGAATGATGACATACGAACAATTTGAACTGCTCCGTCAGTGGGCAGACCGCGTGGCAAACACAGCGAACGACACTGACACAAACATCCGTGCCATCGATCTCGTGCATGACATTGCAGGAATCTTGGCTAATGACGAACACTTTTTACCCCGACTATGAACGAAGAACTCACACTCGAAATCAGTAACGCATTCAATGATACTGGTGCGTACAAGGAGTTGATGACTACCCTATCCACACGTACTGGCATACTCGCACCCCAGGAGGTGGAGGAGTTGGTTGACCGACTCGAAGCCTTTATTGTACAAGAAGTAAACGAAATAATTGACGAACGATGATGACAGACAAAGAAGCCCAAGCCTTCATGCAGAAGGTAGACAGTTCTGCCCAGTTCTGGCAGGAACTCCACGACGAAGATGCACCGACGATGCAAATCCAAGGTAACACCGTACCCCGATGCTTGTACAACCTGATGGTAACCAAGCGTGATGTGAACCTGTACCTACATGGACTCAAACCCCACCGTGGGTGGAAGATTGGAGATGTGAAGGCATACTTCGGACTCAAGGGTGGCAAGCAGAAGGTAGCCGATGCTATCAACGCCATCCACTCAGAACTTATCGGACGACTAAAAGAACAAGACGATGCTGGACAAGAATAAAAAACTGATTAACGAAGACGGCTTCTATGCAGGGAGCGAACTCATGTGGGGTATGGATGACGTGCGGAATGTACTCGAACGATTCGGCAGGGCAACCACCACCTCGAAGGAGGACGTGGAGCGCATACTCATTGCTGCGTTTCAAGACAACTATCGATTGATGGAAACCATCGACGAAGCGATTGGGGACACCATCGTATACATGATTGAAGAAGGACAACTAAAAGCTGAAGAACAATGAAATACTGGAACGGAGAAGGTCAATATCAAGACCTGTTTGACAAATATTGGAAAGCCCTCGTACCCGAAAGCGGGCGGGCGGACACCGATGCAGGTAACGCACTCCGTGCTATCGCTCGCATCAACCACGACGTCTTCAACAACGGCGCAGGTAACATCGTGAACGAAAGCATGGAGGTGGATGACGACGGAGAATGGTATACGCTGTACGAAGTCGAGCGGTGGTGGGATGAATTCTTCGAAGAACTATGCGACTACACAGGACTGGATGTAGACAGGCTCAAGCGCAAGATCATAGAGTACGTACAGTACGACAAGGATTACGGGCTGTCTAGCTTGATTGATGACTACATTGACCACATCATCTTAAAGATTGATAATCAGTTAGTTACAAAATAAATTTGGAATAACGGATTCCTCATCGTATCTTTGTCGAACAATTCAAAACTCTAACACATGAAATACTATGCATTATTACACGGTGTATGTGGACTAGCCGAAGGTTACTCCGACACCACAGTCCGATGGTTCAACGACCTGGACAAGGCTATGGATGCCAAACAGAAGTCCCTTGCACGTCTTATGGAAACCGACCATGAAGAAATCGTAAGCAGCACAGACGGTATGCAGGACATTATTATCATTGATGATGACAACAGCGAACACGAGATTGTCAAAATCATTGAACTCAAACCTACGTGGCCTGAGAACAAAGACGTCCGAGAGTACCTCGTGTGGGACCAAATGAATTGCGAAGCCCCATACGATGGTGACTACCTACCGACTGACATGGCTGTCATCAAGGACTTGTGCGAACGACAAGAGGCTGTTGCTGACACCTTCGACGTCGAGGTATTCCACGAGTTTGTCAACGACCTATGGTACGGAGGTGCCGCTATGTTCGATGCCGACGACATCTGCATCTACTACTTCAAACTGCCTAAGCTTATAGATTAATCATGAAAGTAAACGACTTCATCTTCCTGTGTGAGGAGTACAATATCGATCCCGTGATTGCATCCGAGGACGAGGGTGTACGTAAAATCCTCAAGACACCAACATCAGACGTAAACCAGCAGCTAATGCTTTCAGGCTACCTGCACAAAAATTTCTAAATCATGACAACACAACGCAAAGAGGAGCATATCCGCAACATTGCCTTCTGCATCAAGACAGGCGCATCGGGCTACGTAACTGACAACTTCCGTATCGACGACCTGCCTACACCGCAGACGGCTGGTACTCTCTCACAACAAGATGCCTATGCAAGAGGCAAGGCACGTATCATCTTCGATGCTTTCATCGAGCAAAACCCTGACATCAATGAATAGTAAACGAGCAGGCGTTACAACACATCTCGCAGCGATACACCTTGGGGTAACCAAGGAGCGCTTTGAATCTGCAAGACAAAAAAGACGGAGGTTAAAACGAATTCAAGAAAAACAAAACACTAAAGCAAATGACTAACTACGCAGTATACCGCATCTTCCGCGACTGGAACAAGCGACCCAAAGTCCTTATGGATGGACTCACACGAGAACAAGCACAGACTATTGTACGCAACACACCGTCCGAAGAGGACAGCATGGTTGTGTTCGATGAAATGAAATAACATGGAAAGTAAAAAAGTAACCCCAGAGGTAGCTATGCGACGGCTTCATGAGCGTGGTAACACGATCACCGAAATAGCAGAGCTTTACTCTTTATCCGAATCAAAAGTGAAATCAATTTTAAAAATAAACGACATGCCAAACAACACCAGAAAGCTTACTCAAGCACAGAAAAACAAAGTGATTAAACTCAAAAAGCAAGGCGTCACACACAGGGAAATCGAGAGAATAACGGGTGTTAGCCTGTCGTCTGTCAGCCGCATCATCAATAATACTAAGCGAAGCACCAAGACTTCAACGAAGGAAGTTAAGCCCGCCATCGCAAAACAAGTAAAGCCCAAAAGCTCAGGCATTAAATCAAAGTTCAGCTTGTTTTGGGGGGCTTTGGAAATTGTAAAAGAAAAAGTTTAAACGATTGCATCATGAACGGAAAAACAGAAACATTCATCCACACCCCTATGGTGGAGTGGTCTGAAGCTATGAAGGAAGAAATTAAATCATGCAGGAATGAAGAAGTTGCAGAGCAGATGAAGCTGAAGACATTTATGGACAGACTGATAGAAAATCTAGCCGAAGGCACAATGGAATGCACACCAGCAGAAATGATTGTTGTAAACGAACCAATTGTAACGTCCGCTGATTTCCTTAAGCAAATATCCAATGAGCTTTACTACTTCGAGATGGAAGACTTGGATACTCTGTTCCCTGGACAGGAATTAGATTGGAACATAATCAAAAAGCTGTTTCATGAAGCGATGGTAGAAAAAACCAAGGAATACGAAGAGGAATGCCTTGAAAGTCTAGCGTATGATGAGCGTAAAGAAAATGAAAGCTTCAAGGAATACAAGAAGCGATGGGAATTAAACAAACGGTGTGAAGAGCCAAGCACCTTCAAGGTTTACTTCGATTCAGAGATGACGCGATTAAGAACCGAAATAAAGAACGAGCAAAAACGAATCAAGTACCTCGAATCTCTGCTATGATATGCATACGGTCAAGCGCGAACGAAGATCCCGCGAAGGACTTCAACGAGTGGATGCAACACGTATACCACCAAGTAAAAATTAACTACCAATCAAAACTCTCATGTACAAAATTAGATTCCACCTCGGACGAGGAGACAACTTCATGAAGTGGCAGGTAAAATGCCCTGACGGTACAGTCGAGTACTACCGACCAGAGCAACGACAGCTTGCTATGTTCAACGCCAAGCTCAAGGTGCAGCTCGGTACATCAAAGAAAATCCATGAAGGTGCATGCAAAACTGTGTGTGCTTGGGTGGAGTGTGACGAATTGCAAGTGCTAGGTCAAGCTGACCTCATCAAGCCATGCGAGAACGACTTCTATGTACGCTTCAACCCACGCCACAACCCCAACTGGACGGACAGGTACAGCAACATCATGAACGATGAGAAGTTCGACGTCCTTGTGACTGATGACCGCAGCATCTTCGTCTTGACTGGAAATCATGAATGCCAGGAGGAAGAAGACCCCGTTGATTCCCCTCCATTCTAACGCATCAGGGGTGTATGACGCATCGGAACCTCAGCTCTTGTCGGAGGAGTTACCGAGCACCCACCCGAATTTCAAACGCTGTGTGTTTTTGTGAAGATTTTACACACAGTTAGGGCAAAGCCGCGCGTCATACGTAAGCCCCCATCATGCGGCCATGGGTGTTAAAGACTGACAGCTTGGAAAGACAGGCCAACCTTTTGGTGAGTAAAGAGGCGCGGTGATGAGACACCTAGCTTGCAGGGTGCCTACCGACGATCATCTATATAGCCGCGCTTCTTTGCTTAGCAAAAACAAGAAACAAATTACATACAGATATATGACAAACGAAAACGCAATTCAATTGATTCAAGAAAAAGCACAAGAAGCTAATGAGCCAGAGCGACTGGCCGCCATGTACGCCATGGATGACATCCTCGATGCAGACATTGATGTATGGCTTGACACCGACGTGTCGCAATACCTCGCTCAGTTCCCCGACGTAGCAAGAGAACTAGCCGATGACGTCATCAAAGAGGGTATCAGCATGGACAAACTAGCTGACGGACTGTGCAATGTGTCGCAGTCAATGTACTACTACGTCAAGTTCTATGAGATTCTAACCTCATACAACGAAGCACTGTCAGAACGCTGACAGGGAGAGGGGCGCATGGTGTGCGGGGAGATCCCGTAACGAGTTTGTTAGAGAACTCTGAGAAACAAAGTCCCTCTCTTATTTGGATTATTAACACTTAAAACCTATATTTGAATGTACGAAGAAGGAAGACAAATACTGAAAGAGTACTACCATGTACTTGGAATCAAACGTGATAAATCAAGAAAGCAAGAACAAGTAAAAGCAAGAGCGGCGATGATGACCGCCATGCGTCAGAACGACCTGACGACGACATCAATAGCAAAACTTTTCGACTCTGACCACAGCACTGTGGTTCACCACACCAGGAAGCACGACGCTAACATGGCTACATGGCCTGGCTATGAGAAAAACTACATAGCTGCTGTGCGACTGTGTGGAGAGACGTTGAAGTACAAGGCTTGGCAATCCAAGCTTCATTCTGTGAAGGCAAGCATCGCCCGACTACAAAGCATGCAACGAAAACTAGAAGAAACAATTCAATCAAAACAGATTACAAATGTCTAATTACAAATTCAAAACAACCAACATCCGTGGTAAGCAGTACGTCGAAGTCAACGAGCGTATCAAGTTCTTTCGTCAAGAAGACCGATACAAGGATTGGACGATCATGTCCGAGTTCACCGTCCTTACCCCAGAGGATTGCGTATGTAAGACAACCATCGCAGATGCTACTGGACGTGTTATTGCCACTGGACATGCACACGAAGTGCAAGGTGCATCTAACATCAACAAGACCAGCTACGTTGAGAACTGCGAAACCTCAGCTGTTGGACGAGCCCTTGCTATGCTTGGAATCGGAATCGACACTTCTATTGCGTCAGCTAATGAAGTCAATGACGCAATCGCCAAGCAAGAAAGCACGACGTCCAAGAAGGTCAAGCAGGTACAAGAGAAGTTCGACACCGAACCACCTGTAAACATCATGGACAAGGCTGTTGCTTACATCAAGTCGCAGACCGACAAGAAGAAAGCTTTCCAGTCTATCATGGACAAGTACGAAGACTCGCTGACTGCTGGACAGATTGCTGGCCTCCAAAAGTTTGTGCGATGAGGAAGGAGCGATGGAACGGTCAGACGTGGTACATGCCACTCGATCAGACACGCACCAATGAAAAGCTTTATGAGCGATTCCGTGAACAATGCTTGAAATCGAAGATGCCCAAACACTGGGTGGACGTAGAGAAGGAGGGCAACCCTGATTTTTCGGGGTTGTTCTTCGTCAAGCAGAAGGAATTCCCTGCGGAGTTTAACATCGCTGAGTTCTTCATCAACCGAAAGGGCAAGCGATTCTGGCTACTACCCTCACCGCCTACTGAGTGGGCAGAGATTGAGACTTACGAATACACTTACGAAGACGGAACACCAGTATACGATGAATTTATCTGAACAACTACAAGAACGGTACGGCAAGTCACACCTGTCGTACTCCTCGCTGAAGCAAGCGCTGGGTGACATGGCGCAGTTCGACCGCTACATGAAGGGAGAGCTGAAGTACAAGTCCGATGCGTTAGACTTCGGTACATTATACGATATGCTGCTGTTCGAACGTGAGCAAGCATTCGAGAAATACATCGTGATGTCTGACAGCCAAGTAATGGCTAGGCTTTCAGATAAGGCACGAAACTCGAAGAAACCATCGATGACCTCTGAGTACAAGGCTGTTGTTGCATCCATGAAGACGGAGGCTCTCGAAGAAGGCAAGACGATTGTCTCTAGTGATGACTGGCAAATGGCGAACGATATGATCGACCGTCTCGCCACTTGCGGCTTACTAGATACATACCTGGCGGGAGACTACCAGGTGGGATTCCTTGAGGAACTGAACGGTGTTCAGGTCAAGGGATTCCTCGACTGCCTGGGTGACGGATTCATCAGCGACAGCAAGTCAGCGCGTAGTGCGGAGAAGTTCCGCTATGCAGTGCGCGACTTCTGTTACGACATCCAAGCATACATCTACACGAAGGTCTTTGGAATCAAAGATTTCTACTGGGTGGTGCAAGAAAAAACATATCCTTACCTGCCAGCATTGGTCAAGTGTACGGATGAAACATTATTCACTGGGGAAATGAAATTCAACGATGCAATCAATCGTATCAGGCATTTCATGCGAGAAGATTATGACCCCGTAAAAGATTATTTGCAGTATGAAGTATAAAAAACCAATCAAACGGTTGCTGTTTGTTTCAGCAGCCATTATCTTTCATGTCTTATTTACTAACTTTCTTTACAAATGAGTGATCAGAGCAAGAAGTACGAGAGTGTTCTCGTAGGCTGGGCAGACGAGCCTAGCTACAATGACAACGGCGAGTTGATGGGGTGGTCTTTCCGCCTCAAGGACAACGAGCTAAAGGACTGCATTGACCAATACACCACCAAGCGTGATGCTAGCGGTCAAGGCGGTAACGTTCGATTCCGTCTCTTCATGTCGAAGAACGGCAAAGCATGCCTCAGCGTGTGGGACCCGAACAGCGAAGCGGCGCAAGAGCGTCGAAACAATACGGCTAAAACAGAGGATACCGAGACTATCCCGTTCTAAGCATAGTGGTTTTCAGGTTAGCAGGGGGGTGCAGGCGAAAGTCTCACCCCCTTTCTTTCCTCTTATCTTTACGCCATGGGTCAACCAATCTATTACATGACTGGGAGGGCTACGTTCATTAAGAACAAGCACCCCCAGAAAAGAAACGTGTGGATTGTAAGCAAATATGATAACCCCAGGGATATTATGAAGCATGACAAACACACTATGTACAGGCTCGATCAGGAGCTGCTTACCCCAAAGGCTAAGCAACGAGCTATCATAATTGATAGGGTCGATAACATTAAGCAAATAGGAACCACTGTAGATGTCAAAGAAACACAGCGATAAACAGATAGGCGGAGGCCATTACAAGCACATGAAAATTCAGCCAACTGAATTCATAGCTGCTAATGACATACCGTTCATCGAAGGGAACGTAATCAAATACGTGTGCAGACACGCCCACAAGAATGGGAAGGAGGACGTTCTAAAAGCAATCCATTACCTGAACTTACTAATTGAATACCACTATGAGAGTAACGATGTTCGAGACCCTGTACTCGAAGAAGGCTTACCACATGCCGATAGCCAAAGCCCTGAAGCGAATCAAGGAGGGCGATTCTGCAACGAAGATTGAAACAATACGCAATGGAGGAGAACAAGCTAAAGATTTTAAGAAGTCCCTACCTGTCGTCCTCTTCTCAGGGGAATTTGAAACACGTAATGACAATGCGCTTGCGCGTCATAGCCAATTCATTGTACTCGACTTCGATCACATTGATGTTACGGCATCCAAGGCGCTTCTATCCACGGATCCTTATGTCTATGGCTGTTGGGTTTCTCCGAGTGGCGACGGACTTAAGGCGCTCGTTAAGGTAAGCAACCCTGAGCGGCACCGCGACCACTTCCGTTCGCTTCGCACATACTTCGAGAAGACCTATGACCTAGAGGTAGACGAATCTGGAATTAACGAATCCCGAGCTTGCTTCGAGTCATACGACCCTGAGATTGTAATCAACGAGGAATCAGCTGTGTATGGTGGGCTATCTTCAGAGAAGTCTGAATCTCAGGTAGCTGTATCCAAAGCGGGGGTATACACAGACTACCAGAAGATTAACATCGCGTCTCGTTTGATTCGTCTCTGCGAGGACGGAGAGAAACACAGTACTCTGTTACGTGCTTCCCGATTCTGCGGCGGTTTGATAGCGGCTGGACGCGCAGAAGAAGATGAGGTCATTCGTGTTCTCACGCGAGAGATTATGAAGCGCGAAGTAGACGACGAGCAATTAGCACTACGTACTATCCGCGACGGCATAGAAGCGGGCAAGCTGCGTCCTATCCATGAGACCATGGACGAGGAGAACAAGATGCGCCGTGAGATGGCTATTAACGATGGTGACATGTCATTCATATCCTCGGACGATGAGGACTTCCGATGGATTGATGACTACGCTAACGGTAACATCGAGGTAGGTCTGGACACAGGCGACACCAGTATGGACGAGTTCTTCCGCTACAAGAAAGAATTCACTATCATCAATGGTCACAGCAACGTGGGTAAAACTACTATGGT